CAGACCTAGCCCTATCTGTGGACGAAGCAGGGCTACTACCGAGGAATATAGATGGAAATTTACCAGAACAAGGCGTTGCTCTTGCGGCTTCGCAACCCTAAAAAAGTAACGACAGTCATACCCAAAAGTAAGCAGTTACCTGATAACAAAGTAATGGTTAACTGGGGTATCGACGAGGCTCAAGTACTTAAAAATTTAAACATCAAAGTACCTTCCCCGATCGAAGGGAAGTATAAGTGGACGGGTAAGTACACGCCGTTCGAGCACCAGAAAACGACTTCTTCTTTTCTTACGTTAAACAAACGTGCCTTCTGCTTCAACGAGCAGGGTACCGGCAAGACTGCTAGTGCTATCTGGGCGGCAGACTATCTTATGAACGAAGGGCACATTAAACGTGCTCTAGTGATATGCCCCCTATCTATCATGGATTCCGCGTGGCGTAACGATTTATTTACATTTGCGATGCACCGAACAGTAGACGTGGCTTACGGGCCAGCAGCAAAACGCAAAGGCATAATCAACAACAATGCTGATTTCGTGATAATAAATTATGACGGTGTAGAGATTGTGTCAGACGCTATAGCAAACGGTGGGTTTGACCTGATTATTGTGGATGAAGCTACTCATTATAAAAACGCACAGACCAAGCGATGGAAGACGCTTAACGCATTACTCACGCCAGATAAATGGTTGTGGATGATGACGGGTACTCCCGCAGCTCAGAGTCCCCTCGATGCTTATGGTATAGCCAAACTTGTTAACCAGTCAGCGGTACCAAGGTTCTTCGGGTCATTCCGCGACCGAGTGATGACAAAGATCACCAACTTTAGATGGGTGCCGAAGGACGACGCAACCGATACGGTGTACAGGGTTCTCCAACCGGCTATCCGGTTCACCAAAGAAGAGTGCCTAGACCTACCCCCTATGGTGTATGTAAAACGGGAAGTTGAACTTACCAGACAACAGATAAAATACTATAAGTTGTTGAAAGATCGGATGGTCATGGATGCAGCGGGAGAGCAAGTAACTGCCGCCAATGCAGCGGTTAACATGAACAAGTTACTACAAATATCTTGTGGTGCTGTCTATACCGACAAGGGTGAGTCACTAGAGTTTGATATCAAGCATCGGTACAAAGTGCTGCGAGAAGTTATTGACGAGTCCAGTAAGAAAATCCTTGTTTTCGTACCTTTTAAACACGTTATAGATATGTTGGTAGAGAAGCTAGGTAGCGACGGGATTACGACAGCAGTAATCAGGGGTGATGTTCCTGCCCCTAAACGCACGGAAATATTTAAACAGTTTCAAACCCTCGAAGACCCTAAAGTTTTAGTGATCCAACCCCAAGCAGCAGCGCATGGTGTAACCCTTACGGCTGCAAATACAGTGGTGTGGTGGGGGCCAACCAGTTCATTAGAAACGTACGCACAGGCCAACGCTCGTGTACATAGATCAGGTCAAGACCATAAGTGTACCGTAGTTCAACTGCAAGGATCTGCCATAGAAAAGCACGTCTATAGAATGCTTGATAACAAAATAAACATACATACAAAAATGATCGACTTATACAACGAAATCCTTGCGTAATAAATCCAAGTACATTATATTGGACAGTTCGATAAGTGAAGGAGATCGAAATGGCCGAAAGTAGTACCCTATCTTTAGAGAAGCTAACTAAAGTCTACCTAAAGATAACTGAAAAACGCACTGAACTGAAGAAAGCGTTTGACGAAGAATACGGTACTCTCACAGATGAGCGCGACAGGATAAAACGAGCATTGCTTGACCACTGCAAAGAACATGGTGTTGACAGCGTGAAGACTTCAGAAGGTTTGTTTTACCGGTCAATTAAACAATCCTATTGGACAAGCGATTGGGAATCCATGTACGAGTTTATCCTTGAGAATGAGGTACCAGAGTTCTTCGACAAACGACTTAATCAAAAGAACGTGCGTCAGTACCTAGAAGAAAACCCCGATAAGTTACCGAAAGGTCTTAACTCGGATTCAACATACACTATCTCTGTCAGGAGACCGAAAAAATGAGTAGCCCTTTTGTCCCGATTTCAGATGTTGCAGAACATTTTAAAGTGAATCAAGCCACAGTGCGTGGTTGGCTGAAAGCTGGAATCATTCCTAAAAACACTTACATACATATCGGTTCGACATACCGATTCAACCTAGCAGCTATCACCGAAGCGTTAACTACACCCGAAGGGGAAGATGTTACCTCTGCTACGTGGAGTGATGTAAGTGGTAACGAAGAAACTGTCCCACAATTAGAAACTGACGAAGACTATTGATGGCTGAAACAGTGAAAAGAATTAGTGTACGCAACCGCCGGTTCGAGGGTCTGCCAGAAACAGCAGAAGATTCTGTAAATGTCATCGTAGTTGGTATAGCCTATATGTCCCGTATTTATTACGCGGATGCTTATGACCCTAACAAGGTTGCTTTACCTACTTGTTGGTCTTCAGATACAGATACACCTGCTACCGATGTTCCAGCAGAACAAAGACAAGCGGGGCGTTGTTTAGATTGTGTCAACAATATTAAGGGGTCAGGGCAAGGGCAAAGCCGTGCATGTAAGTTTGTGCAGCGGTTAGCCGTAGTTATGGAGGATGATCTGGAAACAGTTTATCAGCTACAACTATCTTCGGCTTCTATATTTGGGGACGCAATTGGGGTCAATATGCCACTACAAGCCTATGCTAGGTATCTAGAGGCACAAAATACCCCAATAGTCGCTGTGATAACGAAGGTCTTTTTTGACCCTAGTAGCGACAGACCAAAACTCTTCTTCAGACCTATGCGTCCGTTAGAAGAGCAGGAGTACGAAGCCGTACAGATAATGATGAAGCACCCAGATACTACGAAAGCTATTACTTTAAACGTAGTGCCAATGGAGGACGGTGGTGCATCCCCATTTGATGAGGTAGACGGTTTTATTTTTAATGGATGAATGTTTGGAGAAACATATATGAACTATAAGATTGCAAATGTAGAGGCGCTGTACCCACGTATTAACAAGACGTACAAGTTCGACAGCGGTGAAAACCGTAGCGTACCGTGCGACCCATTGGACGATGGAGCAGCATACGAAATGTCTTTCAAGATGAATGAAACTCAAGCTAAGGCGCTCATGACTGCGATGGCTTCAGTGTACAAGGAGAAACGTGACGCGAAGTGGCCTGAGAAGTTCCCAGTGCCTTTTACGAAAGACGATGAGGGTATGTATATCGGTAAGGCGAAACTCAAAGGGGCATACGGTAAAGACGTTACCAACAAACCTAAGCAGTACGATGCGAAGAACAAAGAGTTAGCCGAAGATTTTCAACTAACATCTGGGAGTACGGTTAACCTTGCGGTTGTGCTTGTACCCTACAGTATGGCAAGTGCTGGTGTGTCATTACGTTTACGCGCCGTGCAGGTTACAAAGTATGTACCTGTTCAGGTAGCTTCTCCCTTTGACTCAGTTGATGGGTTTAGTGCCGATGACGCTGAAGGGGATGATGACAGCCCATTCTTTGAGGTCGAAACCGAAAGCAGTTCGGAGGTGGATAACGTTATCGAGTTACCCATTGAAGAACCAAAGAAGAAAGCAGCAAAAGTAAAGTCTGCTGCCCCGAAAGAGAAAGAAGATCTGAGTGACCTTGTTGATGCTTGGGACGACTAGTCCTAACTAATTTGGGTCTCTTCTAGAAGAAGCCCATTCATTCAACAATACCCACGGCTAGATTAGTCGAAGAGGGCGTAACAATGCCCCTGCCGTGGTGTCTTTCGGATCTATCTTATGGAAACAGCAATATTTTTAAAGGAGGCGCTACCAGAGAGTGGGTCGTATTGTGTTTTTGCATCTAACACGTCTGCGGATAGGAGGAGTCAGAAATTTTTTGAGTCCGTGGATGATTTAATTGATGCAGCGCAAGACTTTGATACGAAGGGTTACGATGTTTATTTTGCGTTGGCTAGTTTTAAGGAGGCTAATTCTCGTAAGGTAGATAACGTTCAACATCTAAAATCATTTTTTCTTGATCTAGATTGTGGCCCATCGAAAGATTTTGTATCGCAGACAGAAGCGATTTCTCAGCTAAAAGCGTTTTGTAAACAGTTCAAATTACCACGCCCTTTGATGGTTAACTCAGGTCGAGGTATCCACGTATACTGGGTGCTGTCAGAAGCAGTACCTACCGATGACTGGTTGCCAGTAGCACTTAAGCTCAAGCAACTATGTGCAGATAACAACTTTCTCGCTGACCCCGCAGTCACAGCGGATGCAGCACGGGTATTACGTGTACCCACAACCCATAACTACAAGCCCGAAGTTCCAGCAGAAGTAGACTTCGTAGGTACGCACTTACCCACCCTTGTTGACTTCGATATATTTTCGAGGTTGCTCGGAAACGATCCGATACCAGTTCCCACAAAGAAACTTGATGGGGCTAACGCGGTGATGAACGCAGCGTTATCGAACCGCGAGTACCGGTTCAAGGATATCTTACGCAAGACTAGTCAGGGGGAAGGGTGTGCACATATAGCCAGTGCGTACATTAACCCTAATGGAGTGTCGGAACCTATATGGCGAGGTGTGTTGTCGGTATTGAAAGCATGTAGTGATGGGACAAGAGAGAAAGCGCACAAGTTATCGGAGCGGTACGATGGGTATGATCCTGATGAAACCGATGCGAAATGGGATAACTTAACGTCTGACAAACGTTACACATGTGCCAGATTTGAGGAGATTTTACCAGAAACGTGTTTACAGTGTCCCAATAGAGGCAAATACAGGTCACCTTTGCATATCGGTAAGCGTATTAAGGAAGCTACAGAAGAGGAAAATACGGTCGAAGCACCTGCTTTAGACCTACCTAATGCTCCGATCAATACCTATGTTATACCCAAGTATCCGTTCCCATATATTAGAGGTACGAACGGGGGAGTTTACATACGGTCACAAGATTCGGAAGGAAACGAAAACGAAGAACGGATTTACCACAACGATATCTACATTGTTAAGCGCATCGTAGATTTAGAGTTAGGTGAATCTGTAGTGGTACGTCTACATCTACCGAAAGACGGTGTACGGGAGTTCACTCTGCCTTTAACGGCAGTTACATCTAGGGAAGAACTTAGAAAGAACATGTCCATGCACGGGGTAGCTGTTTCGAGAGTGGAAAAATTGATGGAATACATCACAACTTGGGTAAATGAACTACAGGAGAAGGAAGTGGCAGATAAAGCATATAGGCAATTTGGTTGGATAGACGATGAGGCAACAGGGTTTGTACTGGGTAACCAGATGATCTTGAAAGATGAGGTGGTGTTTAACCCGCCTTCTAAAGCCACTGCGGGTATGTTCCCAGCATTTGAGCCGAAAGGCACGCTCGATGAGTGGCGGCAGATAATCGATTTTTATAATAAACCGGGATTTGAATTACACCAGTTCGCAACTTGCGCTGGGTTCGGTTCTATCCTCATGCAATTCATCGATGACATAGCGTGTGCAGCGTTACATCTTTACAGTAAGGAGTCAGGGCTAGGCAAGACGACTGCTATGAAAGCTGCTGCATCGATATGGGGTGATCCAGCAGAGTTAGTTATCAATGAGCAGGATACACACAACACCAAGATGAATCGGTCTGAGGTACTGCACAACCTACCTTTGTTGATTGACGAGTTGACTAATGCTGAGAGTAAAGCGTTAAGCACGTTAGCCCTACAGTTCACCACTGGTAAGCAGAGGGGGCGGTTGGTTAGTGGAGGTAATTCAGAACGGTTACGTGGTGAGTCTTGGAGTCTTCTGGCATTGACCACAGGTAACACCAGTATCATAGAACGTATTCGTATGAAGAAAGACAATCCGAATGCCGAAGCACAGCGCATACTAGAAGTACGTGTCGAAAAGATGTTTACAGGTTCTAGCAGTAAAAAAGAAACAGATGAGTTCAGTCGCGCATTAGGTAAGTGTTACGGGCACGCGGGGCCAGTCGTCGCGCAATACGTCATGAACAATCTTGATGAGGTCAAGCGGATAATACAAGAAGTGCAGATTCGAATTGACAGGAAGGCAGCGTTATCTTCAGAAAACCGATTCTGGTCGGTCTATGTAACGCTTACCTTGACAGGTGCGATCATTGCGGAAAAGCTAGATCTTATCCGGTTTGACATACCGGCGCTTACTGACTGGGCCGTTAGTATGTTGTTAGAGAACAAGGCCAAAGCGCAGGATATGGCTGTCTCTATTGAGCAGACACTCAATGAGTACGTTAACGAGCATATCGATAACATCTTGCGGATCAAGAGCACCAGTGACTTACGTAAGCAAGACGGTACCGCGATGGAGTCCATAATCTTGCCCGAGGCCGTACCCCGAAACAAGTTGGTGGCTAGGTATGAAACAGATATAAAGAAGTTATACCTAGTACCCAAGCCGTTGCGGTTGTGGTGTGGCGAACAGCAGATAAACTACGGGGCGTTCGTAAATGATCTTGTTGAAAAGCTAGGGGCTAAACGGATGAAAATGCGGTTAAGTAAAGGTACCCAGCTAAATATGCCCCCAACAGACGTGATTGTAGTTCAGTTTTCTGAGGGTGACGATGAAGAAGGGAGTACTGAGAACGTATGATCTATCGCC